CGTGGACCGAACGCAGGTGCACCACGCCATGAAGGCGCTCGAGGCCGCGGGTGTAGCTGTCGCCGTGCCTGGCCGGCCGGTCAGGTGGCGGCGGGCCTAGGGCTCGTACGTGCCGCCGAAGTCGGCAAGCAGGACGTACGAGGCACCCGAGACAAAGCTCGTCGGTTTCGTGTCGACGCCCCCGCTCACGAACCACGCCCCGGCGCTCCTCGTGAGCAATTCGCTGAACGTGACGCCGGGAGTGCCGCTGTTGATGCCGTAGAACGTCGCGGTGCCGCTGATGCATCGCGCGGACGCGATGTAGGCCGTGTTCGCTTCGAGCTCCACCGGGGTTACGCTTTCCTCCGCCCAGGCGTCAGCGGCGGCGGTGATGTCCGCGCTGGCTAGCGAAGCGCCGTCCGAGTCGCGGTGGATCATGACTCGCCAAACGCTTCCCGTAGCGAGGGGGTTGCCGTAGTGCCTGAGCTTGTCGACGGTGAGCGGCGCGTCTCCGACTGTGAACTTCCATCCGTACCGAGTCGTACCGGCGCTGATGTTGCTTCCGGCGTTCGTTACGGTCGCGATTCCGGTGAACGGCGTGCCGTTACCGCCTCCATCGTCGGCAGCCCAGATTTCTCGCGTGCCGTGCATGATGCGGATGACGTCGCGACTCCCGATCTTCACTTCGGTCACGTCGCGCGTGCCGATCTTGAGTGGGCTCATGTGTCGGCTTCGATGAAGTAGATGGTGTCCTCGTCGGGCGTCAACCCGGCGTACGTGCTTTCGTCTACGACGCGCATCTTCTCGAATCCTTCCGTGAGTTGGTGGAACTCCAACCCGTCCGGAGTCGCATTGACGCGCACGTACTGACCGCCTGCGCTCGCGTAGCTGGCGGGCACGTCGCCAAGGTCGGTGAACGACTCGGCTCCGCCTGCCCCGCCTCCACCGGTGCCCGTGGCAAGTACGATCACGCCGCTCGTGGCGCTGACGGCGATGAGGATGGGCTTCTCAACCGTTCCGGGGGTGGTGCCGAGAGAGCCGTCGTCCTGAAGGTAGTACACCTCCCCCGGCGTGAAGCCCGAGAGTCCGGTGACGAGCCCGGCCGTCTGGTATGCGAAGGAGTTGGCGTCGGGGACTGACGTGACGACGCCAACCGCCTCGGCGTTCCCAGCCGTGTCCGCGGTCGCCTGCACGTAGATGGCGCCATCGTGCCGAACCACGTCACCCACGGACAGGCCATGCGATGCCTGGGTGACGCCGACGGTGACGCCCGCCCCCAGGAACTCACGCAGAGCGCCGAGGGTCGAGGTCTTGTCGCGCTCACCGACCGCTTCGCTCACGTCCCCGATGAGGACCTTGTCGCCGTCCGCGAGCTGGCCGGCGGATAGGCCGGGTTTGTCGATCCACTTCGCCACGTTGTTGCCTCCTAGGACGCCTCGACGAGGCTGCCGTCGTCGAGCCGCATGAACTCGCCGTTGTCGAGGAACAGGTACTCGGTGGTCGTGTCGATCACGAGCTCCTGAACCGTCGCCGTGAACGTCGATTGCATGAACCCGCCGTCAGGAGCGAACGAGTCCGAGTAGGAGCGGTTCTCGATGACCGCCCTCTCACCGTTCGGCAGGTCGACCAGCCTGCCAACGTGGTCGAACTTCACCGGGTACCGGTTCCACTCGCTCTGCTGCACCTCCCGGATGGTGCGCGGGTTGATGTTGAACAGCACGTACCCCTGCGCCACCGCCTGCGCCTGCTCCGGCGTGAGGTGGAAGACGCTCGAGCGGATGGTCGCCTCACGCTCCCCGAAAAGCGACTCCGACACCTCGAGCGCGTTCTGGCCGGGATCGTCAACGTCCGGCAAGAAGTCACCGTTGGACGAGCTGAACTCGCCGACGACCTGCTCGTTCGCCCTGACCCAACCAGTACCGGCCACGGTGAACTCGAGGACGTAGGCGGCGTAACGCGTGCCAGCGAACGGGTTCGGCCCGAACCGCCACCGGCCCGACTGGTCGAACCGCGCCCTGATGCCGTTGCCCTGCCGCGTGAACCGCACGCGAGTTTTCTCGTTGTCAACACCGAAGATGAACCAGGAGACCTCCAGCTCAGCGGTCTGCTGCATCTGGAAGGAGCCATTCAGGTCCGCCTCAGTCGTGAGGCTCGTTGACGTGGGAGTGCCCGCGGTGAAGACCCTGAACCGCCAGTCGATCGTCAGTGGCTTGTCTGGCTCGGCGAACGTCTCGAACTCTCGCGCGCCGCCGTCCGCGAGGCGTTCGCTGGTGAGGTCGTCGACGACCTCCTCGAGAGCGGACTCTTGCAGGCCGTCGCTGCGAAGGCCGAGAACGTACAGAGGCGGTGTGAGCGCCTGGTCTTCTTCGAACGTCCAGCCCTGGCTCACGCACCGGGCCCTGTTCACGACCCCGCGCGGGTCGTCCTCCCCATCGCTCATGCTGATGATGTCACGCCACCCGAGGGTGACCGCGGCATCGTCGGGCGCGTCCGGCCCGACTCTCGGCACGAGCTCGATGCTGCCCGCCGCGTTCTGCCTGACGATGGTGCCGGGAAAGATGCTCAGCCACTCGTCGACGATCTCGCGCATGGTGCGGCGGTCATCGCCATCCTGCGGGATGACGATCGCCTCGGTGGTGAGCACGCCCGCCTCGGGGTTGTCGAGGTAATACTGGCGCGGGGCGGCGACCGCCTCGCCCACCAGCAGACGCAGGTCGGGCACGGGCAGGGGCCGGAACCAGGGGAACTCGTTCGCCCACCGGTCGAACACGTGCTGGATGGCCTGCTGCGCGGTCATGGTCTCCCCGGAGTGCCCGGGGATGTCCGCCACCCTGATCATGATCGGCCCGGGGTAGGTCCGCGCCATGCGCCCGAGGTTCGTCTCACCCTCGACGGTCAGAAGCATCTCCTGGTTCCTCGTCGGCAGCGGGTAGTACTGGAGGGCGGTCTCGTCCGGGGTAAGCGCCTCACGGTAGGGGCGCAGGGCTCCCGCGGTGATGTTAGCGCCGTACGGGAACGCCTCACTCACTGCGCTCTCGACTGCTACGACCTGCGTGGCTTGGAACAGGCTGCCGGCGTCCTCGCTGACGTGACTGCGGATGCGGGCCTCTCCTGCCGCCGCAGCTAGGAGGACCACGACGGACATGAAGCTGAAGCTGCCGGAGAGGCTATCACTGCCGGACAGGGGGCCGCTGGCGCCCGTGATTGGGCCGCGGACCCCGAACCTTCCCATGTTCGCGAGGCCGAAGCTCGTGTAATCGTCGGCGTTCTCGAATATGGAGAAGTTGTTGGTGAACCTCTCGATGGCGACGCCGACGAGATGGTACGCGCCGCTCGCTCCGCCGAACTCCGGGTATGCGGTGGACCCGCCGAGTCGCACGAGGCCGAGGTTCTGCCACTCCTCAACGTTAGAGAACGCCGCGATGCCCACACGTACGACGCTGACGTTGCCACCGCCGCCGGTAGGCGTAACGTCGATACTGGTGACCGCTGTGGGTGCGCGGCCCGTGCCTACGATCAGGCGGGCGCTGTTCACGAAGTCGCTGTGTTCAACGTCGAGCCAGTCGGGCAGGGTCACGTCTGCCGCGGTCTCGTCGCCGACGTAAACGGCGACCATCACGAAGTCGTTAGCGAAGATTGCTAGGCCGTCGATCGTGATTGGGGTGTTGGCGGGCGCGAAGTCGGCCCTGCCGTCCCACGCGCCGCGGAAGAACGCTGGCATCGCTACTCCTCCGCGCTCGGGTCGGTCCAGGTCGAGACCGTCCCGCCGCTCCTCACGTGCAACCGGTGGCACCTGTGCAGCACGAGGTCGATGCGCTGCCCGAGCGGTCCGGCGGCGGCGGTCCACACGACGTTCGTGATGATGCCCGTCACCGAGAGCGTCTCCTTGTTGTCGCCGGCGCCCCGGCTGTAGAGGTCGGCGGTGAGGGTGACGAGCTCGCCCTGACCGATGCACGCCGCGACCAGGAACCCGTCGAGGGTCATGGACGGCTGGCCGTTCAACAGCACCCGCGCCTCGAGGTTCTTCAACAGCGCGTGCGCCGCCCTGGCGCCGCTACCGACGAACGACAGCGCGTACCGCGTGGCGCTCTCGTCCCTGAGCTGCTCGAGCGCCTGCGCGTCAGCGAGCGTCAGGTCGAAGCTCGCGAAGCGGGCGGGCGTGATGGGGCTGGAGAACGTGACCTGGCTCATGCTCCTGCTCCTGCGATGCCGAGCCGCTGCTCTATGCGGTCGAGCCTCGGGCCGAGGTTCCGCCGGTAGAGCTCTTCCCAGAGCGTGTTCGCCTGGCGCCTGAACGCCTGCTCGATCTCCGGCTGCGACGGCGCGCCGTGGTACGTATTCGTCTGGTTCACGGTGAAGGTGAGGTTGATGGCTGGCACGTTCCCGACGCGCCTGGCCTCCGCCGCCGCCCGGTCAGCCTCGCGACCGCGGCCGCCGCCGAACAGGTTCACGAGGCCGCCCAGAAGCCCTGCGCCGGCGCTGATGATCGCGCCCCACGGGCCCAGGCCCGCGAACGCGCCGCCCAACTGCCCGAGGCCGCTGAACAGGCCACCCACGGCACCGCCCAAGCCGGCGATGCCGCCGCCGACGTTGCCAGCCTGGAACGCTTCGATGGCGCTCACGAAGCCCTGACCGGCGCCTATGACCGCCTGCGCGAAGTCGAAGCCCGCCTGACGCTGCGCCGCCGCGGCGTCCTCCTGCGCCTGCACCCACTCGGCGGGGTCCATGCCGTCGATCTGCACCGTCACCTCAGGCACGACACTCCTGGCTGGAGCCACCTGAGCAGTGGGTTCGATGCCGAGCGGCCGGGCAAGCTGCACGCGCGGCTCGATGCCAAGCTCACGCGGCGTCACCTGCCGCTTGAGCCGTTCCAGCTCCTGCTCGAGCTTCATCACGACCAGTTGCGCCTCGTGCCTAGCCTCGTCCGACGCCGCCGTGCGCACAGCCCGCCGCGCCTCGGCGAGCTGGTTCTCAAGCAGCTCGATCGTGGTGAAGTCACCCACCGTCGCGATGGGCGTGATTCCCAGCGGCCGAGCGCCGGGCAGCCCGACGGTCGGTTCGATGGTGAGCTGCCGCGCCTCGCCGAGCACGCGGGCCACGGGCTCGATCGCGAGGCTGATGCCGGTCGTGACGCGCTTGAGCTCCTCCTCGTACATGAGCACGAGCGCTTGCGCTTCGGCCCTGGCCTCGGCCGTCCCGGCCGCCCGCACGCGGGCGCGGGCCTCGGCGAGGTCCCGCTCGATGTCGGCCACGCTCCGCAGCCCGGTCGTGTCAACCTGGGCGGTGGGCGTGATGCCAAGTGGTCGCGCCTCCGCCACCTGAGCAGTCGGCTCAAGGGACAGGCGCACGGTCGACTTGCCCGCGATGCGGTCAAGCGCCCCTTCGACCACGTCCAGCTTGGCGACCGTGTCCTGGTACTGCTGGCTGTCGATGCCGAACTCGGCCAGGGCGTTGGCCGCCTCCTCGCGCAGCTCCTCGACGCGCGGGCTCAGGAGGTCGATTACCTCGCTGGGGCCCTTGAGGCCGAACCTCAGCTCAGCCTCGAGGCGCTCAACCCACCGCTTCGCGGCGGCGGCGGGGTCGGACAGGGCGTCCGCGCCGGTGCCGGTGAGGTTCACCGCGACGTCGACGGCCACGGGCGGTGGCGGGGTGACGTTCGGCGTGATCTCCATGACGCGCGCCTGCCCGAGCTGCGTGTCTATCTCGTCGAGTTCACGGCTGATCGCTTGCAGGTCGCGTTCGGCTTGCTCCAATGCATCGAGCGTGACGTTCACGCTGCCGAAGTTGAAGAGTTGCTTGTACCACGGCATGTTCGCGAACGCGATTACTTCCGCCTCCATGCCGCGAATCATCGCCTGCTGCATCTGAAGGATGCGCGTCAGCGCCTCACGGCGACGCTCCAGGCTCGCTATGAGTTGCCAGCGTTCCTCCTCACTGGTGATGACCAACTGGTCGCGGTACGCGCCCATCGTGCTGACAAGGTCACGGAAGTCGGCGCTAGCCTGCGCGCGCTCCGCCCGGCCGGCGTTCATCGCCTCGTTAAGCGCGATGTACCCGGCGACGGCGCCGGCGAGGATGCCCACCGGCCCGAGGAACGGCAGCATCGCGGCGCGCACGCCGGCGAACGCGGGGCCCAGGGCCGTGAGCGCCACCTTCAACCCGGCGGCGGTCGTGATGAGCGTCGCGCCCGAAGCGCCGAACGCGGCGAGGCCCGTCGCGGCCGTCTTGATCGGCTGTGGCAGGTCGTTGAACCACCCGAGCGCCCCAGCGATGCCGTCCCCGACAGCCTTCACGATCGGGAGGAACCGCTGCCCGAACTCCTGCCGCAGCTCGGCGGCCTCAGTCCGGACTCGCGCCTCGGTGCCGACCAGGCCCGAGAGGAGCTGGTCGACGTCCTCGATCTCCGCCTTCGACTCCTGGTAGATGGCGTTGACGCGAGCCCGGACGACCTCTTCCTCGGTGAGTTCCTCGACGGTCTTGCCGATGCTCTTCGCGTACGCCTGCGTGACGGGCCCGAGGTTCGCGACGATGCCGCTGGTCTCGAGCAGCTCTGAGCGGCCCGTGGCGACGGCCGTGGCGGCGTTGTCGAACGCCGTGCCGATGTCGAAGCCCACCGCCGCGGCGGAGGCCCCTGCGGCGGTGAGGAGGCGCTCGGCGTCCTCGAGGGTGCCGCCGGCGCGCAGGAGCAGCGTGACGGCCTCCTGGACGGTCTGAGGCAGCACCCCGAACCGTTCGGCGAGGCGGTCGACCATCTGCTCAGCCGCGCCGATGTCCACGCCGCTCCTGGCGACCTGCTTGCTGAAGATCAGGGTCGCGTTCGCGGCCCTCTCCGCCTCGCCGGCGTACGTACGGGCGCCGCTGATGAGGCCGCGGGCGGCGTACAGGGCGCCGCCGGCCGCGGCGAGGCCCGCGGCGAGCGCCTGGACGTCACCCGAGAACCGGCGCGTCGGGGCGGGCGCCTCTCGCATCTCGGCGTTGACTCGGTCCAGTTCGGTGCGGACGAGCGCGAGCTGCGCCGCGGCCTCCCCGTACTCGGTGCTGGCGCGGTCCAGCGTCCCGATGAGCTGCCGGAGCTCGGTGTCCTGCTGGCGGAGGGAGTCTCGGTACTCGCTGAGGGGCCGAAGGCCGGCCTTGACCTCGTTGCCCGCCGTGGTGAACGCGCGGCCGATGCCCTGGATCTGCTTGGAGATGGCACTGACGGCCTGGTCTGTCTCGCCCCTGGCCTGGTTGAGGCCCGCCTTGAGGCCGGAGGCGTCCAGGCTGGTCCTCAGAACGACGGCGCCGAGGGTAGCGTCTGCCACGGTCGCCTCCTCTCGTTCAGATGGTCAAGTGGTGGTGTCCGCGGCGCGCCTGATCGCGTCCACGGGCGCGATAGCGACGACCCACGCGGGCATGTCGCGGCGGTGCCGCATGAAGTCCTTGGCGGCGTCGGGGTGGATGCCGGCGGCGAGGGCGCCGGTCTCGGCCCACTCGGGCCGCGCGTACCACGGGAGCAGTTCGAGGGGCGTGTAGAGCTCGTGGGGTTGCAGGGGCGGGTCGTCGTCGGGCCTGGCTTCCTTCTGCCGCTTGCCGCCCATCATGTTGCGGAGGGTCGCCTCGAGCTGCGCGACCGGCCACGCCCACCGGAGGTGGACGTCGGGCATGTGCTCGAGGAAGTACGCGACCTGCTTCGGTGTGAGGTCAGCGACCTGAGCGGGCGTCCATCCGTACGCGGCGCAGAGCAGGGCGACGTTCGGGCCCGCCTCCGTCAGTTTCCCGAGGTGACCCCCTCAGCCCACGCGGGCCGCTGACCCTCGACGAAGAACGTGGCCAGGTCCTGCAGCACCGTCTGCGGCACGGCGTCCCCCAGCCACTTCGCCGTCACGCGCTTCTTGTCGCCACTGGTGACGCAGCCCTTCATGTGGTCAGCGAGGAGCGCGAGCTGCCGTTCGCGTTGCCGCTCGGCGTGCTCGAGGCGCGCGTCGATGGTGACCTTCCCGTCCTCGCCCACCTCGGGTTCTTGGAACAAGATGCGGTTCCACGCCGCGATCGCGCGGGACGACATGGGCACGAGGCGGAACTCCACCCCGTCTATCTCGAGTGGAATGGACACGGCGTTGAGGATGTCGTCCAGCGTGAACCTGCTCATCGTGCGACCTCCAGGGTGACGTTCGTGACGCACTTCGCGTCGGGAAGCTGGTTCAGATTCGATGGCCAGATGACGGTGACGCGCCGGCCTGCCGGGTCGTCGATAGGGCGGAACGTGACCCGCGATAGGTCGAGGCCGGGCGCGACGAAGAGCAGGCCGACCCGCAGCCCCCCCGACGAGTCGTCGAGGGGGCCGCAGGCGACCACCACCGGCTCACCAGCCCGGCGGTACGTGCTGACCAGAGCCAACGTCAGGACGGGCGGGTCGTGACGGGCTTGCCCTGCCCCGCGAACGTCCACGACACGTCGTAGATGCCGTCCGCCGGGTTCGACTCCTGGTAACCCCTGACCTTGGCGCGGCCTTCGCGGGTGAAGGCGACATCGCCGTTCTCGTCCGGAACGACCTGCTTCACCCATACCTCGCGGCCCTCAGAGGCGGCGGTCTGCACCGCCTTGAAGCCGGCGTCGTTGGGCTTGAAGCGGCCCGTCCGCTGGATCTGCCAGGACTTCGACAGGTCCTCGCTTTCGTCCCACGTCATCGCCTCAGAGCTGTCGTAGGTGACGCTCTGGAGGTTCTGCGTGTTCTCCGACATGCTGAAGTCGGACTGTTGCGTGCCGAGGACGCGGTACATGCGGTCCCACGTCGCCTCGTCGTTCTGTTCGAGCGCGAACGGGATGCCGTCGTTCTCCTCGCCCTCGACGGCGTCGACGGGCAGGCTGGTCTCGATCGCGCTGACGGAAGTGTCGGTGGTGACGACGACGCGGCACTCGTCCGCCTCGCCAGCCTCGAAGACGAGGATGGTGTTCGCCGGGATGGTGACGGTGGCGGACGCGGTGACGGGGATGCTGGTCGCGCCCTTCGCGGCGCCGGCGGCGCCGACCGTGAGCGTGACGGGCGTCGGCGCGGTGGCCTTCTGCCCGACGGGCGCCGGGTCCGAGACGAACAGGCCGGTCGGCCGCGCCTTGACGAACGTGGTGTCAAGAGGCATCTAGTGCCCCTCCTTTCACTTGGGGATTCGGACGATTCGCGCCTCGAGGACGCCGAGGCGCTCGTTAGCGGGGACGCGGGTCACGCTCGCGTCCGGGTAGCGGCGCACGATGCGCCGCACGGCGGCCGCTGGGCTGCCGCTGCCGTGCGCGGTGAGGCGGACGGTGAGGGTCTCGGAGAGGTTGTGCTCGCCGCCCTGCAGGGGCCTGTTGGTCTGGTCGGGCTCGCGCTCGACGATCGCCTCGAGGCCCTCGGCCGTCCAGTCCGGCGGTGGGTCGCCGACGCGGCACGCCGGGAAGGCCGTGCCCTCCTTGGTCTTGTGCGTGCCGAGCAGGTCGCCCAGGAGGGTCCTGAGCGCCGCGGCGAGCTCGGCGGGCGTCACTTGATCTTCCCCAGCTCCGCCCGGGCGAGCTTCTCGAAGGCCTTCTCGAGCGTGCCGTTCTCGAGGGGCTCCTTCGTCCAAGGGCGGCCGGGCATGCGAGAGCCGTTCTTGAGCACGTAGCCCTCATGCACGGCCATCGCGTACTCCACGTTCCACGCGTGGCTGTACTCAGTGGGGCTGTCACGCTCACCGGCGTACGACCTGCGCAGCTCGCCCGTGTCGATCACGTCCCTCGGGCTTTCGCCCGTCGGCCATTCCCACTTTCGGGCGGTCAGTTCTTTCGCGAACTCGACCCCTAGAAGTTCGTTGGCCTGATGAAACGGTTCGGAGAGCGCTTCGACGATGCGCTCCCCGTTCCAATCCAGGTCGAAACCGTCAGCCATCGGGCCCCCAATCTGGGGCGCGGGCTCTGTGCATGTGCCCTCCTAACGGATGTGCTTCCAGGTTCGGCCGGAGGCAATCTGCTCAACAACAGACAACGGCAAGGAGAGCCGCTCGGCGATTACTCGACAAGTGAGGTCAGTCTCGCGCCTAAGGCGCCGGACTTCGCGCACCTGTTCCGGCGTGGTCCTGGCCCGTCCGTTCCGCTCGCCCCGGCGGTCTGGAGTGACCCTGCGGCCCTTGCGGGTCATGTCCTCGAGGTTATCGGCCTGTGTCCCGACGAAGAGATGGGCGGCATTGACGCAGGCCTTGTTGTCGCAGGCGTGGCACACGACCATGCCAGGGGGAATGGGGCCATTCTCCAGCTCGTAGACGAGGCGGTGGACCAGCCGCTCCTTGTTTCGGTAGCTGATGCGCCCATACCCATTGGGGTAGCGGTTGCCGTTCCACTCGAGGCAATCGCCCCGAGGTTCTACCTGGGACGCGATGCGCTGACGAATACTGGGGCGCTTCGGAGTTGGAGCGCCATAGGTCTGGACACGGCGGAGGTGAAGGCGGCAATAGCCCTGGCCGTAGTGGGGCCGATCGCAGCCGGGTGCCCGACAGCCCACGTGGCCGCGCCAGGTCTGCACGACGCGGCCGTGCCTTCTGATCTGCTTGCGGTGGGCGTCGCAGTGACCCTTGGCGACAGCGGGCCGCGCGCATCCTTCAACGGTGCAGCGGCGCCTGGGTAGACTCCCCATGCTGGACCTCCTGACAGGTCTAGAGCCCTCGGGTGTTAGCGCACCGCGGAGGGCGTTCCTTTCAGTTTACCACGTCCAGCACGGGCTTTCTTCACGGGAAGATAATCTCCCCGATGAACTCTGTCCCCAACACCGAGTCGAGGACCTCGAGCGGGTCGGGCGCGACGACGGTGATGCGTAGCGTCGCGGCCTGGCCCCGCCACGTCGTGGCGAGCTCGCTGCCGGGCCCCAGGCCGTCTGGGAGGACGGAGGGGCTGACGCAGGAGCCCTTGCCGCGGACGGTCTTCGGGTCGGCGCCGGGTTGGAAGACGAGCTGCTCGTTCTTGCTCGCCTCGAAGTTGACGACGAGCTGGCGGGTCTCGACGACGGGGACGGGGTTCCCGTCCGGGTCCGTGCCGATCTCACCCGTCTCCACCTGGTAGGTGCAGACCAGCTCGCGGAAGACGCCCTTCAGCGCGGAGTCGGCCATCAGAACACGACCCGCGCCTGCCCGCCGCCTGGGAGCGCCCGGAACGCCGCCGGAACGGTCCAGGTGGGGTGGTCCTCGGCCATCTTCTCGTCGAACGCCGCCTGCTGCCGGCGGAGGCCGCGGATGGTCACGCTGGCGCGGTCGAAGACGGCGCCGCGCGCCTGCTGCAGCCTACGCGTGTTCAGGGCGCGCTCGAGCACGAGCGCCGCGGCGAGGTAGGGGCGGTACACCGTGACGGTGCCGCCCGAGTCCTGGTACGCGCCGGCGCTCTCGGTGAGGAGGTTCTCGGTGTCGCTGGGCGCCGCCTGGCCGATGAGCTCGGCCACGAGCGCGCTGCACTCGCCCATGTCGGTGAAGTCAACGGCCACGACGCCTCCCTCCTACTTGCGCTTGCCCTTGCGCGCGGTCTTGGCCTTCGCCTTGGCGGGCATGGGCGGCGCCGCCGGCGGATCCGGCGGCGCTTCACCCGAGCCGTCACCCCGGGGGTGGCCGGTCACGGGCTCGACGATGCCCGCCGCCGCCCACTGGCCGGCCAACTCCCGCGGGACGACGTGCTCCTCACCCGGACGGCGCCTTGGCCCGTCCGGGTGAGGGAAGCGCTTGGCCCGCAGGAACCTGACGCGGACACTCATCAGACGCGGATGAACTCGACGTACAGGTGCCCCTCGAGGCCCGCCACGGTCGCCGAGGCGGTGCCGACCAGGTGGTGCCCGGCCGGCCACAGCACCGCCGGCGCGTTACCCGGGCCGCCATCACCGTCGTGGTTGGGCACGGCGAGGTTGTCGTGCAGGCCGGTCGCGGCCACGCTCACGCCGTCGAAGAGCGCGTCATCGCTCGTGTCGCCCTTGTCGTCGACGCCGATGTCGACCGTGGCGGCGCCGTCGCTCTTCTTCGTGACGTGCAGGAGGGCCCGCGTGATGATGAGGTCTACACCCTCGGGGTTCTCGAGGTTGATCACGCCGCCGACCGCGTTGCTCGTCGCGGCGGTGAGGGGCACCTTCAGGGCCCCGGACTGTCCAGCCATGTTCACACTCTCCAGTTGGTCACGACCCCCGCGCGGGGGCCGGATGGGGTTATGGGTTGCGAATAATTCGTCAGTGCCGTCTCTCTTAGGGTATGAGCACCGCGAAGGGGTACCGGCTCGCGTCGTTCTCGTTGACGCGGTTCACCGGGTTAGGCACCTGCCACGCCACGCGGAACACGGCGCGGAGGGCGACCATGTCCTGCTGGGCCAAGTTGTAGACGATGTTCCCGCCCGAGTCCTGGATGACGGCCTCGGTAAGGATCCTGTAGGTGACGTCCTGCCGGACCGCCCACACGAGCTGCGACCAGTCGCCGCTGAACAGGAGCGCCTGGGACGCGTCCATGCTGCCGTTCCGCGGGAAGAAGATGGGCTCACCATCCAATTCGTAACGCGTGCCGCCCTGGATGTCCTGGCGGTCGCTGGAACGGTGGAAGAGCGGCACGCCGCCCGGCACCGCGGTGACGCCGTCCCACACCTTCTCGCGGAGGCCGCGGAGCTTCGCGCGGAGGGAGAGGGCGGCGACGTGCCCGTTCACGGCGAAGCCGTCCTCCTCGACCTTGGCGATGACGCCACCCTCGCCCATGATCGCGTCGTAGATGTCACCGGTGGTCTCGACGGTCGAGAGGTCGACGGTGTGACTCGCGGCGGTGGCTGCGGTGAGGATGTCATCCGGCCAGGAGGCAGGCGCGTTCTCACCGAACAACACGGCGCGGTCGAACGCCTTACCGATGGCCTCCTCGATCCTGGGGCGGACCTCGCCCCAGATGTCGTACGCGGCGTCGTCGAGGACGGCCTCGGGGATGGGAACGATGACCGCGAGCTCCTCGGCGTTGAGGAACTTCTTCTCCCACGCCTGCTTGCTCGTGTTCTTCAGGCCCGTGTCGCCGCTGACGAAGTACGCCTCGGGCAGGACGCTGAGGACGGGGATGGTGCGCTGGGCGCGGCTCATGTTCGGCGCGCGCGTGGCGAGCTGCATGACGCTGGACTGCTGCACCATGCCCTGGAGGATCTCGCGGGAGACCTCCTCGGGCATGAGCGCCTGAGCGCCGCTACGGTCGATGATGTCTACGGGCATGCTGTTCTCCTTAGGCGCGGCCGGCCGCCTTGCGGATGGCCGCGTTCATGTCGAAGCCCTTAACGCCGCCGCCGCCGGCTGTGGTGGGGGCGGGCCCGGGCTTCGGGTCGGGCTGGGCCTTGAGGCTCGGGTGGTCCTTGAGCAGGGCGGCGACGTCGACGCCGTCGTCCTTCAGGTACTTGTCGCCGGCCTGGCGGACCTTGAAGAGGGCGTAGTCGACGTCGGTGACCTTGCCGGCGAGCTGGACCTTTAGGAGCGCCTCCTGCCGTTCCGCTTCGAGCTGCTCGAGCTTCTTGGCGAGCTCGTCGCGTTCCGCCTGGAGGCGTTCGACGTCACCGAGCTTCGCGCGCTCCTCGGCCTTCTTGACGGCTTCGGCGATGCGTCGCTCCATCGCCTTCTCGGCCTTGGCGAGGCGCGCGGCGACCATCGCGTTCACCTCTTCCTGGGTGAACGTGCGCGTCTGCTGCTCCTGTTGGGACTCGTGAGCCGCGGTGGCTTCCCCGGTGTCCGCCGGGTCGGTCGTCTGGGTCTCGTCTGCCATGTGGTGTCCCGCTACTTGCTGCGTCGCGGCGGTACGCGACACGAGAACGCCCCGCCGCGTGGGCGGGGCGCTGACTTCTCGGTTGTCGGTGGCCTACCCGGGCTCTGGACCTACCGGTATGGCCTCTACGGGGTCGGGGATGGGCTCTCCGGTGGCCGCGTTCACGACCGCTACACGGCGGACCTCGCCGTGCTGGTCGATGATCTCGAGAATGCCGCAGGGACGCTCTGTCCCGGTCTCGTCCCAGTAGATGCCTGGGCGGAGGCGTGTGCGGAGTAGCACGCGCTCACCTTACGCCTCGAGCCGCCAACCGGACCGTGGGGTCCAGACGGGCCGTGGTGCGTCCCGGCCCTGCGCCGCCTCGAACGGTGTGCGGCCCGTCCTGAGGGTCGGGACGCGCTCCTCGATCTCGCGGCGGCTGCGTTCCCACCACTCGATGTCGACCAGGCCGGCGTCCACGAACTCGCGTCGGAACGGCGCGAGGTAGCAGCGGCAGTTCGGATGAGCCGGCGTGGTCGCCTCGCCCAGCCGGTACGCGTTGCCGTGCCGCGCCCCGCAATACGCGCAAGTGCGCTCGTCCTCCGTGGCGAACCACTGCACCATCTCGACACCCGCCTCGCGGTACCGCTGCTCGGTCGCGGTCGTCTTGGCGGTGGCGAGCTCGGTCCTGGCGATGGTCACCGCCCTCGACCAGAGGCCGCCGTCGGGCGTGCGGCCGTCACCCCTGAGCGTCTCGCGGATGCGCCTGGCGACCTTCGCGTTGCCTTCGCCGCGGACGAGCGCCTCGACGACGTGCTGCCTGATCCGCGCCTGCGCCGCCTCCGAGGCGGCGGTGAGGCGCGCGGCGGCGTTCGTGGCGGCGGCCTCCACCGCGCGCCAGTCGATCGCTGCCGTGGCCGCTGCGAGGCCGCTCGCAGCGCCGAAGGACTCGAGGAGGGTCGTGGCGGTGGCGAGGCCGTGCGCGTGGCCCTGGGCGATGAGCTCGCGCATGGCCTGGGGCACGCCCGTCCGGGCGGCTCCGAGGTCGAGGGCGTCCACGTAGGCCTCGAGCTGCTCGAGGAGGACGCGGGCTCTGGCCTCGGCGAACGTGCGGCTCATGCCGGCGGCTTCGTCGAGGGCGGCCGGCCATCGGCGCCTGATCTCGGCGGCCAACGCCTGGTAGGCGCGGTTGACGGCCTCTCGGAGCTTGGCGAGCTCGGCGGCCTCGAGGCGGCGGAGCTGCTGGTCGGCGCGGGTGAGGATGCGGTCGACGTCCACCGGCCGGCCCAGGCGCCGGCTGGGGAGGGTCACGGCGGCCTACCCCTACCCGGCGGCAAGGGGATCACGCTCCTCCGCCGCGTCGGGCGGCTCGGGCGGTGGCGGCACGAGCTCGCGCCGCGACCGGATGAACTCCTCGATCTCCTCGTCCGACCAGGTGGGCACGAACGCGCTCACGTGCCGGACGGCGGCGGCGTGGTCGAGGAGGTCCGCCTGGTAGAGCTGGATGGCGTCGGCGATGTCCTGCGCCTTCGTGAACTCGCGGTTGATCGTGACCGTCACCTGCGGCGGGTCGCCGAGGCCCTCCGCCTCGCAGTGGTCCGCGACGAGCTCGGTGAGCACCCTGGAGAGGCGGCTGGCGAGCCACCGGTTGGCGCTGATGAACTTCGCGTTCGCCTCCCTGAGCGCCTCACCCGAGGGGGTCTGCCCGCCTAGGAACCCGCCGGGCAGGTTGGCGTCCTCCCTGATGCGCTCGAGCTTGCGGTTGTGATGCTCGTGCAAGGACCTGAGGTCGCCGGGGATGATGTACCGCGCGTCGCCGTCCTCGACGACGCGGATGACGTGCGTCGGCGAGCGTTCGTCGGTGCCGTCCTCGACCTCGCCCTTCACGACGAGCTGCGGAACGGCGGTGGATTCCTCGATGCGGTCGCCCCTGACCTGGCTGCTCCAGTCGGCGTAGAGGTGCGGGAGGACCTTCGCGATCTCTCCCATCGGCATGCGGTCGGCGCCGCGGCTGACGATCGCGAAGCGCGGCATGGGCGCGCCGCTTGGATACTCCGCGCTGGGCTCTACCACCTCGGCGGGCGTGAGCTGGTGAACGCGACTCGGGTCGGTGACGTCCCGCCACTCCCGCATGCTCCGGTCCATCAGGTCGTAGAGCCTGACCGTCCACTTGGTCGCGGCGCCGACCGATTCCGGCTGCACCCAGGCGTGAATCAGCCCAGCCACGAGCGTAGGGGACGCGGGGCTGTAGACGGGCTCGACATGCCCGATGAGCGGCTCGATCCTGGTCACGCCCAGGTCGGGGTCGCGGCGGTTGATGCCGGCGAGCATGCCGCTGTAGAGGGCCTGCTCGAGCATCTCGTCCGCGACGGCTTCGAGGTCCATCGCGCGGAGCGCTTGGTCGGCGGCCTGGTTGTCGCCGCCCCAGTTGACCTCGCCGAGGACACCGAAGCGCTTCACGGACACGATGCGCGGCCCGATGCTCTGCGCCTGCGCGGCGAGCCTCCTGAGGGCCTTTCTGGCCTCGTCGGATTCGATGTTGGGCAGGAGGTGGTCGGGGATGTCGCGGAGGTCGCCGGTGCCCCACTCCTCGGCTTTGGCTTTGAGGGCCGCGCGGGACGTGAGGCCCGACAGTTGCGTCTTCAGCGTGGCGGGGTCGATGGGCACGCGGTCCCTCCTTTCAGCGGTAGAGGCTTCTGGCGGCGGTGGCCGGAGTGGCGCGGCGCCGGGTGAGCTCATCGACGGCATCACTGAGGGCGTCAGCGGCGTCGTCGTGGGCGCCGCCGGGGAACGCTTCGAGCTGGGCGAAGAGCCAATCGTTCCACGGGGCGCGCATGACGGCGATGAGGCTCTTGTACGCCCTGGCGCTGGCGGGCCCGAACCTGGTGACCTTGTCGCCGGTGACGCGCTCGGCCCTGACGGTCACGCCCGGCAGGCTGCGGATGAGGTGCCGCGTCTGCGCCTTCCCGGCCTGGCCCGGGTCCTCGGGGATGCGCTGGACGACCCGGGGCCCGTCGGCGGCGGCGGTGGCGGCGAGGAGCCGCTCGACCTCGCCTGGGTTCTCCCTGGCCTTGACGAGGTCGGTGATGACGATCAGGCCGTCGGCGGTGATGCCGGCCTTCAGCCCGACCGTCCAGTCGGGGTCGGGGTTCTCGGGCGTGGGCCTAGTGGCGGCGAGGTCCCAGGCGCGGACTTCCCTGGTGAACTGGGGCGCTTGGTCGAGGACGGGCACCCAGGCGCGCTGGAAGAGGGTGCCTGCGGTCCTGCGGGCTTTCCAGTTGCCGTGGAGGAGGCGGGCTTGCTCGACGGGGTCGAGCGCGAGGAGGTTCGCCCTGTACCCGGGGTCCTTGCTGGTGAGGGCGGGGTTGTCGTCGAGCTTGGAGGGGATGAACGTCAGCGATTTGGGCTCGCTGCCGGGGAAGCGCTCGCGGAGCTCGGCGGGCGTGTCAGCCCAGTGCAGCTCGCCTTCGATGCGGACGAACCACCTGATGCGGCCGGCGCGTTCGGGGATGGGCAGGCCGTATGTCGGCGAGGCGGGGTCTTGGTCGATCCACCAGGCGATGAGGTTGGCGACCCAACTGTCGGCGTCCGGGTTCGTGGTGGCCCTGACGTAGGGCCGGACGCCGCACGTGCTGCGGTTGCGAGAAAGCATGTACCAGAACTGGCGCTCGGTGAAGTGCGTGAGCTCGTCGAACTGGAGGAGCGTGACCTGCGCTCCCTGCCAGTCGTAGACGGTGCTTTCGTGCTCCAGGTGCGCGAACTTGACCGTGTTCCCGGTCGGGACGTGCACCCATTCGAGGACCGTCTCGCGTGGCTTCAGGCCAAGCGGCCCGTAGAGCAGCTCGCTGGTGTCCCAGAGGCCGCCTTCGTTCCTGACCTGCACGGCGTTGCGGCGGAAGATGACGGCGCCGAACCCTTTGACGGTGAGGAGGTGCCGGAGGGGTTCCATGAGGAGCGCGAAGGTCTTCCCGCCGCCGGCGGCGCCGCCGTAGATGACGATGTCCGCGCTCGATGCGAGGAAGGCTTCTTGGGGTCCGGGTTGCGGCCGGATGGTGATGGCCTCGACCAAGGGTCCTCCTTTCGGCTCTACTCCCCCGCCCCCTCGCTCTCGCGGCCGTTGTCGGGCAGGTACACGTTGATCGCCACCGGCAAAGCCGACCCACCCGGGCCACTCAGCTCGTGCCGGTCAACGAACATCCCCAGGTGCTTCCCGATGTGCGCCCAAGCCTGCACACGCGCGCTGTGGCTGCTGCCCTCCCCCACGAAGGTCGCCTCCTCGTGCAAACCCCGAAGGACGTCGTCAGCGGTGAGTCGGAGGCGCTCGGAGCGCTCGGCCTGAGCAGCCTCGATAGCGGCGGCGATGTCAGCATCTGTCAACAGGCGGTGGCCCTGAGCGCGGGCGGTCCTGGGGCTGTACCCGGCCCTGATCGCGGCCTGGGTGGCGTTGAGGTCGATGAGGTACTCGCGGACGAACGCCGCTTGCTTGGGGGTGAGTGGCACACTGGCGCTCCTCTCGCGTGAGATTGGTTGTTGGCCCCGTCGTGGGTGGCGGGGCCGGGGTCGCGCGCCCCGAACGCTCGAGATTCAAGGCTTTGATTGGGGGTGTGGCGTTGGGGCGCGCGTGGCGTCAAAGCAGCCGAGTGGCTGCGGTTGACCGGGGGCCTGGCGGCAGTGCTGGCGGTCCGATTCGAACGGACGACCTCCCGGCACTTGCTGTCCGGGGCTCTGCCTGGCTGAGCTACGCCAGGTGCCGCCAGGTGTGGTGGAGCCTGCCGCATCGCAGCGGCGTCCGCGCCCGGGGGCGCGTCAACACTCGTCGGCCCCAAGAAGGAGCCCCGCGCTTGGCGGGGCGAGGTGTTCCGCTGCCCAGGAGGCCCCGCTAGGGGGACACGACTGCACGCTGAGCATTATACACGGCATGCGATGGCACACCTTGGGGTGGGTTGTCAAGGGGAGGCTATTGACAAGCCGATCGTGAGCCTGCTCCTGTGGTTGTGCAGCGAGCAACTGGAGATCGAGGGGCGGGGCCGGCCGGGCAACCCTCGGCCCGTGAAGACCAAGCGCGGCGAACGGACGCCCGTCCTCAGGTGGTTGCACCCGGTCCTCGTGGGCGGCGGGGACGTGGACGAGCTGCCCGCGGTCGTGAGGCCCGTCAACCGATGAGCGCGAACACCGCCTCGGGATCGATCTGGTCCCACTCGGCGAGCAGGTCGGCGACGTCGAGCGGGTCCGGCACGGTGAGGGTCGCAGCCTCGACGGCGGCGAGGAACACGGCCGCGACCTCGCGGGGCGCGTGGTCGGTGTTCAGGCGGAGCGAGAGTCGCCCGTGCCGGTTGGGCTTGAGGCGGTACAGGGCGGCGGGCTGGTTCGCGGTGCGTGGTTTGTGCCTGAGCCACGCGTCGACCGTGGCCGCGTGCTGCATCAGGCCCTTCGCGTTGAGGACCTCGGCGAGGTCGAGCTGCGTCAAGTGCCACGCGATCGCCGGCACGTCAAGGGCGGGGATCGCGTCGGTGAGGCCGAAGACGTACACCTCCCGGCTGACAAGTTCCCACGTGGGGGCGGGGCCGGGGAAGCGACCTGTCGGGTGGTAGTCCCTGCCGGTGATGGGGGCGCTGCTGATGGCGCGTTTGACGGTGTGCGCGCGCCAACCTCGGCGCAGCTCGCTGGCGATGCTGTTCGCGACGGCCCTGGCCCACTGCTCGGGGAGCGGGTCGGGTGGGGCTTCGGTGTGGACGCGCGGCGACGAGGCGAAGGTTGGCTTCATGAGGACCCCCGAGTTCATCTCGTGCTCGACGCCAGGATTCGTGCCTTCTCCGCCTCGTACGCCTCGGGCGTCGGGTTCGACTCCGCGAGAACAGCCAGCGCATCTCTAACCGCCCTCGGGTACGTCGGCAGGACAGCCAATGGCGTGGCCGTCCAAGTGCTCTCACCTCGCAGCACGCGGGCGGGTTCCTTGCGGGCGAGCTTCGATCGGCGCCATGCGACCGTCACGACGACTCCCCTTTCAGGGTGGCTTCGATCTCGCTCCACATGCGCGGCCGCCAGAGTCGCCAATCGACACCCGCCGCTTGGAGCGCGTCGCGCCACTCACGCTGCTCAGGACTGAGGACGCCGCGGTCGGTCTTGAGCTCGACGGCTAGCAACTTGCCGCCGCGGACCAGGAGCAGGTCGGGGAATCCCTTGCCGTCGCCCGCGACTGGCGTGCGCCAGTCTCCCCTAGCGTTCATGGCAGGCCGGAAGTGGGCGGTGCGCCACCCCGTGAGCTTCGCGAGGGCGAGCACCTGGCGTTGGAAGGCGGCTTCAGTGACCTTCGGCGGGTTCAGCATCCCCACGCCTCCTCGTCCTCCGGCGGCAGCAGGTTCCGCTCTTCGTCCGGTGTGATGCCGGTCACGAGGAACTCGCGGTCGTCGGCGGAGAGGTGTGGCCACACGACGTGCGCTAGCTCGCCGGCTTCGAACCTCTCGAGCTCGGCGAGGGTGACGGGCAGGTCGCGCGTGTGCTTCCTGCCCGTGAGGCGGCTGACGTTCGTGACTCTCATCTAGACCCCCTTCTCTCCTCCTCCGCGAGGGCGTGCGGGTCGTACCAGACGGTGACGTTCCAGTCGATCTTCCTGGAGGCCAGGACGCCGCCTGCCACGAGCAGGTCGAGGATTTGTCGCGCCCGGGATCGGCTCATGCCGGTAAGGTCGCAGACGTCATCGAGGGTGGCGGGCAGGCCGCGGAACGATCGCACCGCGTGCGTGGCGGCCGTCCACGCTTCGACAGGCCCGACCGGCGCTGGCGGACGCGTACGCGCTCGGAGGCCGAGCGTGAACGCCCTGCGGTTCAACGCGTTCACGGTTCGCGGCGGGAACCCGGCGGCTTCAAGCGCGGCCTGAGCGGCGGGGCTGCCACCGTCCGGGTAATGGGCGACGAGGATGCGGTCCTCGTCGGGTGTCCACGGCCACCCGCGCGACCAGCGACGCCCGGCGGTCACGCGCCCACCGCCTCGCGCGCCTGTCGCGACAGGACGGTCTTCGCTCCGACGCGGCGCCAGCACGTGTTCACGCTCGGTGGCCAGGGCAACTTGAGGGTCACTTGGGCAGCCTCTCGTCCCTGCCCTTGACCTCGACGACGACGCCGGACGCCATGCGGGAGAGGATGGCCGCGGCGGACTCGCTGTCGGGGCTCAGGTGCTCGGCGGCGGCGGATGGGCGGTGGTTCGCGGTGAAGATCGTGGTCTTCTCTCCGGCCCAGCGCGCTTCGAG